GCACGGGTTTTCGGCGATGCACGGGTTTTCGGCAATGCACGGGTTTCCGGCAATGCACGGGTTTTCGGCGATGCACAGGTTTCCGGCGATGCACGGGTTTCCGGCGATAAGGATTATGCATATGCTCACGGTTTCGGATCTTGTAATCGCACAACCACATTCTTCCGGCTTAAAGATGGAGATGTAGGCGTACGCTGTGGATGTTTCTACGGAACGCTTGCGCAGTTCAGAGATAAGGTCTGCGAAACGCATGGAGAGACAAAGAAAGCACAAGAATATTTAATGTTAGCGGACTTGATGGAGATCAGATTCAAAAACTAAAAAACATTTTAACGAAAGGAATTTGTAAAGATGATTAAATGCAGTAAAGGCAATGTGGAAATAAAAGGAAATTTAATATTATTAGAACGGTTGGAGATAGACAGCCGCACAAGAACCGTTACAAAAATATCAAAAAACGGTGAGCAAGTCAACGCGTTTCATAACCGGGAAAAAGGAAAGAAATTTTTTAAAAAGATCCCACCCGGACGGCAAAAAGTTGTATGGTCGGGTAAATTTGACTGGGATCTCGTGATCTACGAAGAAAGGAGCGAACCAAGATGGAGCGGGTGGAAGCAACGCTAAATGGGAGCACGCAGAATTTACCGGGAATCGGAAAAGATCGTTACCAAGGAAAACTAAACGCGCCGACAACGAAAGCGAAAGAAGCGGTTTACCCGGTAATGATTACCGCGACTGGGGATAATGGCGGAGTAACAGAAGAGACACGAGACTTGATCGTGCGAAACGCAGACCTATTCCCACTGGAATTTATCATTGCCCGAAAAAACGGAGAAGAGCTGGGATTTTTAGATCAGAGCGTTGCGATCGACATGGATCTTGGAGATACGGACGACTTTGAAATCCGCTTACCGCAGGAAGAGTGGACAAAAGAATGGTACTGGTACGGAAATCGCATTTTTGTACCGGGAACAGAATACGGCGGAATCCTAAACAGCCTCGAAGTGATGACCAAAACGCAAGAAATTGTGTGGTGCGGCACAACGTGGAGAGGACTGTTAAAGCAAAAAATCATAGAACCGCCGGAGGGAGAGGACCACCTGACGGTGAGCGGAGACTTGAACGACATCTTGAGAGAACTTATCAAAGACCGATTCGACGGTCTTTTTTTTGTACCGGAAGAAAAGGCGGGGATCACCGTCACAGGCTGGCAGATCGACCGATACGTCACGTTATATGATGCAGTCGATAAAATGTTAAGCACTCAAGGATATCGCCTGCAGATCAGCTATATTGAGCCGGAAAACCTTGATTACGGGTATGTTTCCATCAGAGCTGTACAAGTCAAAGACTACTCGGAAACACTGGAATACTCACAAGACGGAGAGGTACAGTTTACCATAAAAGATTACAGAGGCGGTGTCAATCACTTGATCTGCGCCGGAAAAGGACAAAACGAAGAGCGGATCATCCTGCATTTATACGTACAAAAAGACGGAAGCGTCGGAAAGACTCCGTATTACACAGGACTCGAAGAAAACGAAGCGGTTTATGAGTTTTCGAGCGCGGACAAAGAAAAGCTGGAAGAGGATGGAACAAAGCGACTGAAAGAGCTGCAAAACTATAAAAGCATCAACGTCAACGTAGAAGGGATTGACTTGGAAATCGGCGATATTGTCGGCGGATATGAAGAAATTACAGGGACGAGACTACAACAGCCGATCGTCAGGAAAATCATAAAAATAAAAAACGGAAAAACAACAACAGAATATAAAGTAAAAGGAGATGATTAAATGGGAAAGTTGAAAGGAATTACAATCAATACCGACCCAGCGGCGGAGGCACATATTTGCGCGGAAGACGACGCAGCGATTTATCAGAGCATCGTCGGATCAGACGGGGTCATGATGATCGGCCAGCAATGTGAAAGTCAAGTAATCAGTAACAATAAAGTCAGGGTAAAAGACGGAGTTATCGTAGTAGGCGGACATTTTGCCCGCATCCAGTACGGAGATTATATTGATTGCGAGATCGCCAACGGGCAATCCGGAAGAAACCGAAACGACATCATCATAGCAAAATTCGTCACCACGGGAACAGGCGGCATCGACACCTATACATTAGAGGTCAAACAGGGCGCATCCACAACCGGGGCGGCAACCGATCCGGCGCTAACACAAAACGATCTGTACCAATCGGGAAAAATCAGAGAAATGCCGCTCTATCGAGTGAAAATTGAAGGATTAAGCATCACAAAAGTAGAAAAGATGTTCGAAAGCATCCCGACAATCCCTATGTTAAATACATATTATTCAAATAGATGCACAGAAAGGAATGATATTTATGAAGCTTATTTTTAATGATGCAACCGAGATTATTGTTCAGCAGGTTGAATCCCACGGGGATTACCTGCGAATTCTGACGGTTGGAATTACTCCGGAACAGTTAAAGGTGCTGTTTACTGACTCTAGCCGGACATCCCGCATGATTGTACAGGAGCGAGGGCAGACGATTGCGACCTACAAAGGTTACACGGCATACGACCATGCAGAAATCTACACAGGGCAGATCTATGGAGTGGTGTTATACAAGGAGGGGACAACGACCGAGGAACGTCTCACCAATGTCGAGGATACTGTTAACCAGACAAACACAGATCTGCAAATGGCAATCGCGGAGTTGACAACAGTGATCGCTACGCTTGCGACTTCAGCAGCGGGGACGCCGCAAAATATAGAGGGGGGTGAAGCAGATGTTTAATGAAAACAGCGTTATTGTAAAAACGTGGGTAAGCCTTGTCCTCGCCGGTACATATACCAGGGAGCAGGTCCCAGGTTTAAGCAATCTTCGGGATGTGGTGTATCAAGTGCTTGATGGAACGAAAGGAGAATAATCATGACATTTACAAAAAACAGTATTTTAGTAAAAACTTGGGTAAGTTTAGTGGTTTCCGGAGTATTTACATTCGATCAGGTTCCAAACCTGTTTAATCTCCGGGCGGTAGTGATCGAGATTACAAACGACCTGGCAGGAGAGTGAGAATGGCGGTAGTATAAATGTATCATAAGAGACATGACCACATAGAAATCAGAGCAAGACCGTAACAGGTCTTTATTTTTATGCATAAAACAAAACAGGAGGATAGACCGATGTATATTACAACAGACACGATTATAACCGCGGCAACGCTAATCGGCGCGCTCGGCGTAATCGGAGGGACAATAGTCGCGATATATAAATTTTATCAAAAACCAGCAAAACTAGAGAAAAAACTAGAAAACTTACAAAAAACGCATGATGAAGATATCAGGAAAATAAACGAGGAACAGTGTCTTGCCACTTACGGATTGTTGGCATGCCTGAAAGGCTTGAAAGAACAGGGGTGTAACGGCCCGGTAACAGAAGCAATCAATAAAATCGAAAAGCACTTGAACAAACAGGCGCATGACATGGAGGAATAATTATGAGTATGGAACTTTTAATGCAGTATGCAACATTTGCACTGATGGCAGTCGGTGTGCTGGCATTTTTGACAGCTCTGATTACACAAGTAATTAAAGAGATGCCCGGACTGAGGAACATCCAAACAAATGTAGTTGCGTTTGTAACTGCGTTAATCCTAACCGCACTGGCAGTAGTGATCGCATGCATCTACTATAATATCACATTGCTTTGGTACTATATCGTAGCGGCGGTAATTGCATCGTTTATTGTGTATTTAGTAGCGACCGGCGGCTGGGAACGCGTTGCGGAGATTTGGCAGCGGACGAAATTTAATAAACATAAATAATACGTAAAGATACGTGAAAAAAAGATTGACATACGTAATGATACGTGATATAATACAATCATGATAAGGAAAGGAGATACAAAAGATGCCAATGACACCGAGAGAGATGATAAAACATCTCAAGAAAAACGGGTTTGAGGAAATCAGTCAAAATGGTTCTCATGTAAAACTCAAGAATCAGACGACAGGGATAACAGTTATTGTTCCTTATCACTCCAAAGCCATGAAAAAGGGGCTGGAGCAGGCGATATTAAAACAAGCGGGGCTTAAATAGCCCTGCGCCTGAAAAAGAAAGCGGAGGTATTACGTATGGAAAAATTATTTTATCCTGCAATTTTTCACGAGGCGGAAGAAGGCGGTTTTTGGGTATCCTTTCCGGATTTGCCGGAATGCTTAACAGAGGGAGATGATATGCAGCAGGCTTATGAGATGGCAGTAGATGCGCTGGGACTCTCTCTTACAAGCAGGAAAGCAGAAGGCGAACCGATTCCAAAACCGACAGAAATAAATAAAGTAGATGCGGAAGACGGAATTTTAGCTGTCGTAGAGTTTGATATGATGGAATATCAGAAGAAACACAATTCACGTGCAATCAAGAAGACGCTTAGTATTCCGGAATGGCTGAACGAAGAAGCGGTTGCCAGAGGAGTTAATTTTTCACAGGTATTGCAGGAAGCGCTGATGCTGAAACTAAATATAGGAAGATAGAATAATTTAGAGAGCTTGGAGGCAGGCTCTCTTTTTTTGCGCTGGCGCAAATGCCGGAGAGAGGAGAAGAACATGAGTATTTGTAGAGGAGCAGCAGGACTTAGAGGTGGAAATCCGAGAGGAATTTTTATTCACAACGATGCAGGATCACAAAATGCAAATGCAGCGTTTTACAGAAAATGGCTGCAAACGCATCCGTTAGAAAACGGATTTGCTCACGCTTATGTAGCTAGTGACGGGATCTTGTATGCGGAAGATGATGCCTACGCAGCATGGCACTGCGGGCAGACAGACGGAAACCGGAACTATTATTCGATCGAGGTCTGTCAGAGTATGGGGGATTTGGAAATCTTTAAGAAAAATGAAGAGAATGCGTTGAAGTTGGCGGCGCAGAAGTGTAAGCAGTACGGTATCGTTCCAAACACGAATACAATCCGGCTGCACAAGGAGGTATTCGCGACAGCGTGCCCGCACAGATCTGTAGAGATTCATGGGGGGCACATCTGGCTGTAAAACATATTTTATTAATAAAATCCGTGAGTATATGGGAATGGACAAGTTGCCGGATGCTCCGGTTGTCAGTGGAGGCGGAAGCAGTGCAGCATCCGGTGATCCCGGCATTGTGTTTACTTATGGCGTTATGTTGACCGACGGAACAATCCTGCCCTTTGTGAATAACCTGTCTGATTTTGCAGGACTTCCGGGTCGTACAATCGCCGGTATCGCGATAAAGGTTAATAAAGGTACTGTAAAATACCGCGTGCATGTAAAGGGCAAGGGATGGTTACCTTACGTAACCGGATGTAACTGGTCTGACGCAAACAACGGCTATGCTGGATATCCGGGAGCTGTGATCGATGCCGTAGAGGTATATTATGATACTCCGGCGGATATTGTTGCAAAATATGGTTATCAAAAAGCGCAGTACAGAGTTGCTCCGATTGGCGGCGGTTACTATCCGTGGCAATTCGACAATGAAGTAGGAAACGGGCAGGACGGATATGCCGGATGTTTCGGCATTGCGCTTGATAAATTCCAGTTATATTAAAAATATTCCCCGGAGTATCAGCTCCGGGGAGAAATATTGCATCATCTTATCATTATTTAATTAGCTTCATCTTCTACGAGCGAGTTCTTCTGTTCCTATATCGGTTAGCGTTCCTGTTACTTCCTTATACGGCATAGTATATCTTTGAGAGAGATAGCGCATAGATGCGGCCAGTTCTCCGTCGGGACCTCCGAATTGACTGATGATGATCTTTGCAATTTTAGGATTGGTTTGTGTGATTTTTACCGGATATTGAAGACGTTTTTCATAATTCCACATAAATCAGCATCCTCCTTCCTGCCATGGCCACGGTTCATTGATCCAGTTCCATCGTTCGGCACAGGAATAATCGGCTGTGTCGACAGTCAGTGGTCCGTAGGCAGAAGCATATTGTTTTAAAGCGTCGTTGCGGTGGGCGCTCATTTCATGAAAATACGCAAGCGCTTCGCTGTCGCAAGGATGCGTATCGAGATAAAGTTTTACTTCGTCAACAGCAAAACTAACCTGGTTGATATGCTCCATAAGCTGGTTTCGGTTCATAGAACGATGCATATTTTTCATTGAAGCGTTATTTAAAGAACAGTCTTGAGTATTATTATTTGTGACAGAACAGTTTGAGTTAGAATAAGGATAGTTTTTCATCGGCAGCAGGCTCCTTTCCCTGAGAATGGTTTATTTAATTCCTCAAAGATCGTTCCGTTTTTAAGAGCGCGGCACGGTTCATAAATGTTCTGCCATTTTTGCCATGGAACATATGCCATTGCAATCGGCATATTTGCAGGGAAAAAGTCCCGGGTATTCGGACATCCGTTCATAGGAACTGTTTCGTGACACGGGCAGGAGGTGTCGGGCATTGTACGGCGCATATAACGCATCTGATTATTTGTTTGACAAGTTGCCAT